CCTATTTGAAAAACGAACGCAAGTCATTCAAAGACAACCCTTCAGAGTTAAATGAGGTCACTCGCCAGTTTCCTTTTACTGAAGACGAAGCGTTTAGAGACAGTATCGAAGGGAGCTTGTTCAATATCGGTAAAATTTACCAGCAGATTGAGCACAACGAGGAACTATATCCTAATCCTGTGGTGGTAGGCAACTTCACTTGGAAAAAAAAAGACAAAGAAGTTGTGTTTTCCCCTACTCCAAACGGTAGGTTTCGTGTAGCGTGGATGCCAGAACCAAGCGAAAGAAATGTATTAAAAGAAGAAAGAGGGAAAAAAGTACCCCCTTTTGTAAATTATGGTTGCGGCGGCGTTGACTCTTACGATTTGGACGCTACAGTGGACGGAAGAGGGTCAAAAGGAGCTCTTCACATGTACAATAAGTTCAGCCTAAACCGTCCTTCAAATATGTTTGTGGTAGAATACGCTTCTAGGCCAGATTTGGCTAGCATATTTTATGAAGACGTTCTTATGTGCGCCTTTTTTTACGGTTATCCTCTACTCATAGAAAATAACAAATACGGTATTGCAAGATACTTTGAATCAAGAGGTTACGACGGGTACTTGATGGACCGCCCAAAGCATTTAAGAGGTAGCTCATCTACTGTTAACGTAAAAACAAAAGGTATCCCCTCTAATTCTCAGGACGTAATACAGTCACACGCCCAGGCAATTGAAGCCTACATACATGATTATGTGGGTATTAACTATGAAACGGGGGAAACGGGAGCCATGTATTTTAACAGAACGCTGGAAGATTGGATCGGATTTAAGATAGACAAGCGAACTAAGTTTGACCTTACTATTAGTTCTGGATTGGCTTTATTAGCAGCTCAAAAAGAAAAACAAAAGCCATTAGCTAATTTTGAAGAGAAGGTGTTTTTTAGGAGATATAAGGTCTAACGCGGATTTGCTATATTTGCAGAATATGCGTAGAGTGCCCTGAAAAACATGGATTATAATAACAACAAGCGTAAAGGCTCTTTTCCTGATCCGTTAGCAAACTCAGAAGTTAAGAAAAACAAGGCTTATGGAATTCAGTACGCCAAAGCTATAGAATCTCAATGGGGTAAGATAAACAGCGCTACTTCTTTATACGGGAAGCGCAATGTTGTTTTCGACAGAAGTAGAGATTACGCTAACGGCACCCAAGACACCAATCTTTACAAAAAGCTTCTTAGATCGCTCAATCCTAATGATGGCGACGGAAGCTTGATGAATCTGGACTATACTCCAGTTCCTGTTCTGCCTAAATTTGTTCGGGTCGTAGTAAACAAGATTTTATCTCGGAGCCCATATCCAAACCTTGAAGCTATAGACCCTATCTCCTCTTCCGAAAAGAATAATAAGAAGAGACGAGTAGAGATTCAGGTAGAAGCAAAAAAGCAGCTGCAACAGCTCAAGGAAAGTACGGGCATGGTGATTGGGGACGACCCAGATAAATTGCCCGATTCTTTAGAGGAGGCTGAAATCCTCTTGGGTACAAACGTAAAAACCGATGCAGAGATCGCCGCTCAGTTAGGCACTAGCTTAACACTATCATGGAATAACTTCAACGACAACATCTTTAGAAGATGCGTAAGCGATTTGGTTTCTCTCGGTATGTCTGTAGTCAAAAGGTCAAACGACCCTAACGAAGGTATCAAGACAGAATACATAGACCCGTCTAGGTTTATTCACAGCTACACGGAAGACCCAGGTTTTAACGACATGATGTACGCTGGTCATGTCAAAACCATCTCGATTCAGGAACTTAAGAGGCTTGCTGGTCACGAACTAGAAGAAGAGGATTTTGAAAAAATAGCTAAGTCTGTCAAAGATAGAAACGGTAACGACCCCCAAGCTTTTAACCGTCATTCCTACAATAACAGAATGATGCGTCAAGAGTATGGGTACGACGAATATATGGTTGACGTACTCGATTTTGAATTCTTGTCTGTTGATTGCATATACTTCGAAGAAAAAGAGAACAGGTTCGGGAATGTAAACTTCTTCCTCAAAGGCTTTGAATACGAAGAAAAGCAGGGTAGCGTATTCGATAGAAAGCCTCGAAAGATGGAAGTAACTACGGTCTACGGAGGAAGCTACATCCTAGGGGGGTGTGATGTGATATATAATTACGGTATGACCAAGAACGTACCTAAGAATATACACGATATATCAAAGGCTAGACTTTCTTATTCTGCTGTTGCTACTAACATTCGCAACATGATGCCTAAGTCTATGGTAGACAGCTGCACTGGCTTTGCAGATATGTTGCAGATTACGCATCTTAAGATACAGCAGGCTATAGCAAAAGCTAAACCTGACGGACTGATCATCGATATTGAAGGTCTTGAAAATGTACAGCTTGGAAAAGGTGGAGAGCTACAACCTTTAGAGCTCCATGATATATACGAACAAACAGGTGTTTTTTACTACAGAAGTAAAAACCCAGAAGGCGGATTTCAAAACCCTCCTGTTCGCGAGATAGGAAATAGCATTAGAAATATCAACGAGCTTATCGGCTTGTATAATCATTATCTCCGAATGATTCGCGACGCGACTGGAATCAACGAGATGATGGACGCCTCTACCCCTAAAGGGGATACGCTCGTAGGTGTTCAGCAAAACGCTATCGCGGCTGGAAATAATGCTATATACGACATTACAAATGCTTCTATGGTTCTCTTTAAAAAGGTTTGTGAGGACATAGTTAAGTGCATTCAGATACTTCCTTCTGAATCTGTTCTTTTCAAGATTTACGAAAACGCGATAGGTAAAGAAAACATGTCTGTTCTCTCTTCATTTAAAGAGCTCCCTATGTACAACTTCGGCGTACATGTTGTCAAGGAAATGGAAGATCAAGACAAAGCTTATTTGGAGCAAAATATCCAGATGTCTTTACAGCAAAAAGAGATTGATATCGAGGACGCCATAGCTATAAGAGGCGTAAAGGATATCAATCAGGCTGAACGCCTGCTTGTTGTTCGTAGGAAGAAGCGCATGGCAAAGCAGCAAGAAATTGCTGCTCAGAACTCTCAAATGCAAGCTCAACAAGCGCAGGCAGCCGCTCAAGCAGCTTCTCAGGCTAAGATGCAGGAGATGCAAATGCAAGCACAGCTTGAAGCTCAGCAAATGCAGTTAAAGACACAGCTTGAGTCTCAGCTTGAAGAGGTTAGACATCAGTTCAGAAAGGAGATCGAGATGATTAAAGCTCAGGCTACACTTGGCTTTAAAGAAGATGACAAAAACTTCAAAGAGAAGCTAGAGGTACTAAAGGAGGATAGAAAAGACGACAGAGTTAAAAAACAGGCTGCTCAGCAGAGCAAACTTCTGTCGCAGCGTCAAGGTAACCGAGGGGAACTTCCAGAACAAGGAGATAGCGTAGATAATATTGTAAACTCATTACTAAGTTAATATGGCAAGTAAAGCTAATCTAGACGTATCAGAAAAACTGGATATTACGATTCGACGTGGGGACTCATTTGAGTTGTCTATTAACATAAAAGACAATGATGGAAATAATCTCTCCTTGTTGACAGATGACTACGAGTTTGTCATTCAGATAAAAACACCGTCTTCCACTGGCTCCTCTAGGAGGGCCCCGCAGCTTAAACAAGCTTCTGCTATCCCTCAGAGAAGCTTGATTGCGGCGTCTTCGTTAAAAGAATCAGAAACGCAAGCTGTGCCAGCCGATAAAGAAGCCGACCTTCCTATCTTTTCTTTTGAAGACAGGGATGACAGCGGAAACGTAACGTTAAGGGCTACCGCTGCTAATACCGCCACGCTTCCTGTAGGTAGTTTTGTCTACGATTTACAATACAAGTATTTATCTAACGGATTTGAGACTGTTACTACTATACTTAAAGGTAACTTTATTGTAAAAGAAGATATCTCAACCCTGGTATAATGCCTACAGTAACGCTTCAACTTAATCAAGGCGCTCAAGGACCTACAGGAGCCACAGGTCCGACAGGGGCTATAGGACCTACAGGAGCTACAGGTCCAACGGGAGCTACTGGAGCTACTGGAGCGGATTCAACCGTTGCAGGCCCAACGGGAGCTACAGGTCCTGCTCCTCTTTTGGCTTGGTATTATGACGCAAATAGTACAGACTACACAACCGCTCCAGATAATGGTTATATAAGATTCGATAACTCAAACCCTAATTCTGCTATTAGGATTGTTTTTAGTGTATACGACTCTTCTATTTCGATTCAGACTGGTTGGTTAAATACTATTGACAATAGATCTGGTCCAAACTCAAACAACAAAGGTTCGCTTCAGATAAGCAATGGGTCTGATGTGGTGTCTTTTTCGGTCCTTAATGTAATCCAAAACGTCGGAGCAACTGGAAAGTTATTTTTTATTAATGATTTTTCTGGCAGCTCTTCTTCTTGGAATCACGGCGATAAACTTTACGTGAGTTTTTCCAGATACGGAGATAATGGAGATACAGGTCCTACAGGGCCCACTGGCCCTACAGGACCGCAAGGCGTTACAGGGGCTATAGGCCAAGGCATTGCCGCAGGAGGCACTACTGGTCAGGCTCTTGTAAAGGTTGATGGTACAGATTACAATACGCAGTGGGCTGACATAGCTGTAGATGTTCAATATCATAACCGCTACGCTACAGAGGCAGAGACGCTACGATCAGGTGCTACAGAGACTGTAGAGCTTTATTTCTTTGCCCAAGGGGACGGGAATGGATTAGCAGAAAGTGCGCAAAGCGACACACCGACCAGCGGCTACGATATTCGGCGAAAGTTGTACTACGCTGAGAAGGCGCAGGCGGACCCCGACACGTCAGCCGACTGGACGCAGTTTACAGCCATCGCCGACAATACGACATTCAACAACGCGAAAGCGGCTTTGCTTGCTTACCTGAAGGAACGCACGGGCGGCACGGTTCCGATTAGCCTCAAAATGACGTGGGAGGAGGTAGCGCAAGCGCCCGCGTTTACGGGTCTCTTAAATGAGAGCTACGGAAGCGGAGCAGAGGCGGCGTACTCCACCAGACGGCTCAACGGGAATTATTCAGGCGATTGTATGACCATT